ACAGTAAAAGAAGCTATGGTCGAAAAAGTTGACTCATACCTAAACTATGTTGTTGAAGAATGGATGAAAGAAAATGAATTAGCAGTTGAAAGAGGAATACGAACTGAGATTGCTGAAGACTTCATTACTGGTCTTAAAGACTTATTCAAAGAACATTATATTGATGTTCCTGAAGAAAAATACAATGTACTAGATGACCTAACTACTCAGACTAAAAAACTTGAAGAAAAGTTAAACAACGAAATTTCTAAAAACGTTGATCTAACTAAACAAGTTTCTGAATCTGCGAAATCTAAATCAATTGATGAAGTATCAGAAGATTTAGCTGACACAGAAAAAGAAAAATTCGAGAAAATGGCTGAGAATGTTGAGTACGATAGTGCTGACAAGTTTAGAGAAAAGTTAGAAACTATTAAAGAATCTTACTTTCCTAAATCTAAGATTGATGAAGCGACATCTAAAGATGAAGTTGACTCAGTTGCGGCTAATGTTCCTAGTGATTTCACTAGTGGCAAATCCGATGCTATGGCTGCATATACAGCTGCAATAACTAAAAACATTAAGTCTGTAAAGATTTAATATAATTAAAATAAATAGGAGAGATAAAAATGTATCTTACTGAAAACTTACAAGAAAAATGGCAGCCAGTACTGGAGCATCCTGATTTACCAAAAATCGGTGACGCATACAAGAGAGCTGTAACAACTGTAATTCTTGAAAACCAAGAAAAAGCAGTTAGAGAAGACAGATCGTTTATGTCAGAAGCCGCACCCGTTAATGCAACTGGTTCATCTGTTGACAACTGGGATCCGGTTTTAATATCACTAGTTAGAAGAGCAATGCCTAATCTTATTGCTTATGACGTTTGTGGTGTACAACCGATGACTGGACCAACTGGTCTTATCTTCGCTATGAAATCAAGAATCACTTCACAAGCTGGTGCTGAAACACTATTCAATGAAGTTGACTCTGCTTTCTCAGCAACAGATGCTGCGGCTGGTTCAGGTTCACCTGATGCTCAATCAGGAACTAACCCTGGATTACTAAACGATAGTCCATCAGCGACTGCTTACACTACTGGTTCTGGTATGAGTACTACACAAGCAGAAACACTTGGTGACGGAACAGATGAGTTCTCAGAAATGGCGTTCTCAATCGATAAAGTTACTGTGACTGCTAAATCAAGAGCTCTAAAGGCTGAATACACTATGGAACTTGCTCAAGACTTAAAAGCAATCCATGGTTTAGATGCTGAAACGGAACTTGCTAACATTCTATCTACTGAAATCCTTGCAGAAATCAATAGAGAAGTTGTTAGAACGATCTATGGTCACGCAAAACCTGGTGCTCAAGTTAATGTTACTACTGCTGGTATATTTGACTTAGACACAGACTCTAATGGTAGATGGTCAGTTGAGAAATTCAAAGGACTATTATTCCAACTAGAGAGAGATGCGAATGCGATTGGTCAATTAACAAGAAGAGGAAAAGGTAACTTAATTATCTGTTCAGCTGATGTTGCTTCTGCACTTCAAATGAGTGGTGTATTAGATTACGCTCCTGCTCTTAACACTAACTTAAACGTAGATGACACTGGAAATACTTTCGCTGGTGTACTTAACGGTAAATTTAAAGTATATGTTGATCCATATGCAGCGAATATATCTGCAAGTCAATTCTATTGTGTAGGTTATAAAGGAACTTCACCATACGACTCTGGACTATTCTATTGTCCTTACGTACCATTACAAATGGTAAGAGCAGTTGGTCAAGATACGTTCCAACCAAAAATCGGTTTCAAAACTAGATATGGTATGGTACAAAATCCTTTTGCAACGGCTAGAGGTACTGGTGTTTTAGATAACGCTGGTGCAGTTGGTGCTGATGATCAAAACGTTTATTACAGACGTGTTTTAGTTAAAAACATAATGTAATATCGTTATCAAACGATTACGAAAAAGGGCGGTGTAAAAACTGCCCTTTTTTTTGACCTAATGCTTACATAAATAGTTATATGAAAGAATGGAATTGGTATTGTTATGATTGCACATGGAAAGGTACACCGCCAGATTTAGTGTTACCAGATGAAGACGGCGAATGGCAGTGTCCGAATTGCAATAGTGAAAAAATAGAAGATCGAGGATGGCATCAATAAAAACATATAAATAGTAATATACGTTCATCTTGTAAAACTATACAGGACGGTAGTAAGCATAAGCTGAAGGAACGCACCTAATTTTAATTTAATAAAGAGGGTGTAATGGATAGAGATAAATTTAACAAACAAAAAGTTTTAAATTATGTTCAAAAAAGATTTAAAGATGCTAGAGAAATGAGTATGTTTAAGATGTTTCGTAAAGAAGTAGAGATTGGTGCTAACGGTACTCAAGGTTATATGATTAAGAATGGTAAGAACAAAGGTAAAATATTATGACAGATACAAATATAATTGATAGAACGCCCAGTAAGTTTGACTATGCAAGTCCGATTCAGTTTAGGTTCAAAATGACTAAACTTCCACTAGTTGAGTTTACTGTACAGACAGCAAACATACCTGGTATTGCTTTAGGGTCAACAAGTTTTGAAACACCTCTAAAAGATATTGCAGGTGTTGGCGACAAGGTTACATATCAAACTTTAGATGTATCGTTTCTAGTTGATGAAAATTTAAATAACTACAAAGAGATACACGACTGGATTACAGGTCTAGGATTTCCACAAGACCACACTCAATTTAAAACTTTATTAGGAACAGGTGCAGATAGATTTCCTGGAACAACATCAAGTACAGCTGCAACAGGAACAAGTATACCACAACCTCTTTCAGAAGGCGGTATATATTCAGACGCAACACTAACAGTTTTAAATAGTAAGAACATTGCCAAGACTGAGATAAGATTTCAAAACGTTTTCCCTATATCTTTAGGGTCACTATCTTATGATATCAAGGCAAGCGATGTTGATTATTTGCAAGTACAAGCAAGTTTTAATTATATGTATTATGATATTGTACAAATATCTACTTCATAGTATAAGAAATATAGGATGACTTTTGATGAATACTTTAACATGGATCGATACGGCCGTCTGCCTAGGTAATGGGCAATCAAGACAAGGTCTAGACCTCAAAAAAATGAAAGACTATGCAACTGTAATAGGTTGTAATGCTATCTATCGTGACTTCACGCCTGATATATTAGTAGCATTAGATTCAAGAGTATCACACCAGATATATCGTAATGCAAATCTTAACGATATGAAAGTATATCTAGGATATTGGACACCTGTTCCGATATTTGTTGCAAAAGAAATGATGAAAACAATGGCAGACAAAACTGATATTGTTTGGAATGATAGTGAAGAAGTTGTTTATCATGGTGCCGATGGTGTGTTTACACTTATGAAAGGACATAATTTAGGCATAACTTATATTACAGGCATTTCAAAAGAAGATAAAATAATAGACATTGAACCAGATGTAGATGGTTTTGCATATTCAACAGGTGGTAGATCAGTATATCTTGCTTGTGAGTTAGGTGCTAAAGAGGTCTATATTGTAGGCCATGATCTATATTCTAATACCGATAAAGTCAATAACATATATGCAGGCACAAAAAGTTATGCCGATAAAGACGCATTGGCAGCCAGACCTAATAATCCAGATGAAACATATAATTGGATATTACAACATAAGAACACATTTGATAAGTTTCCTGATGCTCAATTCTATAAGGTAAACAGTAATACTCCTGGTGATTGTACCGCTTTAGAAATACCTGAATGGAGTTCAATTGCTAACTTAAAATACATTAATCATAAAGAAATGGAACAACAGCTTTACAATTAACCGAAAAGGTGATATAATATATACATGACATTAGAAGAATTACAACAATCAGTAGATAAGGATTTTAAACTAGATGATACAGAATTAGACGCTGAATCAATCAAGATACCTTTACTACACAATAAATATTTACAACACTTTAATAAGTTTTCTTTACTATTAAAGAAATCAGAATACGATCATAAGGCCATGATAAGAAGTAAATGGGAGTACTACACAGGTAAAGCGGACCCTAGTGTGTACAAAGATAAACCATTTGATATAAAAGTATTAAAATCAGACATACACATCTACATGGATTCTGATCCTGAATTACAAAGAGCAGATCAAAAAGTTGCTTATCAAAATCAAATAGTTAAGTATCTTGAACAAGTATTAAGAAGTATTAATAATAGAACATTTTTAATTAAGAACGCTATTGAATGGAAGAAATTCACTAGTGGTGCTATCTAATGGATCATCAAGAATTATTCCCAACACATCTTTTTATAAAAGATAACTACACTACTCCTGATAGGATTCATACTATGAGGCGTGAAGTTATGGACTTATATAAAGAAAAACCTAACTGGCAATCAAGTCCTAACTTAGATAAGAACGAAGTATTTAAAGATTTTAATAAAGATATTAGTAAGTCAAGTTTTGAAATACTTGATAAGTTAGATTATAAAGCAGATGAAATAGAGATAACTGATATGTGGGCTAATGTATTAAAACAACATGAAACTCATCAGCCTCATACTCATTCAAACAATTTTTTAAGTGGCGTTTTTTATTTAGACGCTGACGAAACTACACCAGGTATTACTTTTCAGGACCCAAGACCAGGTGCAAATGTTATACTACCAAGAAAAAAATTCGATCATATGAACAACACAAATCTATTAAATTATAAAGCAAAAACAAATCGAATTATAATATTCCCTTCATGGTTAGTGCATTGGGTACCTACAAATCTATCAACGAGTAATCGTATAAGTATATCATGGAATATACAGATAAGAGGACAACTAGGTGAACACCATGAATTTCAATCGGGACAATTCTAATCTCATCATCATAGAAAAGAAAGACGAAGTTTACATTACGGTAGACTGCGAGTCGGATGTACAAAGAGAAATATCTGAGTTCTTTACTTTCTATGTACCAGGGTATAAGTTTATGCCAGCATTCCGTAATCGTATGTGGGATGGTAAGATAAGATTGTTTTCACAAAAGACAAAAGAAATATACTTCGGTCTATTCCCATACATCAAAGCATTCGCCGAAGAACGAGGCTACAATATAGTTGCTGGTAAAGATGTTGAGATAGATAACAAGGTCGATAGAGATGTTGTCACTAAATTTTCTAATAGTTTAGGTCAAAAATTTGAAGCAAGAGATTATCAGATAGACGCAATATTTCATAGTTTAAAACGCAATAGGGCGCTGCTAGTAAGTCCTACAGCCTCAGGCA